CAGCGGCGGCCCCAGCGGCGGCCCCAGCGGCGGCCCCAGCGGCGGCCCCAGCGGCGGCCCCAGCGGCGGCCCAAGCGGCGGCCCAAGCGGCGGCCCAAGCGGCGGCCCAAGCGGCGGACGATGCCCGGCAGGCATCGTCGATGATGGGCTGCGCCTTCTTGGCTAGAGCCGCGCTGCTAAGAGCTTCCAGCGCCCTGAGCTTGGCGGCATGTTCTGTCAGTCCGGCCCGGTCAAGCCAGACGGGCGCAAACTCGCGCACCAGCCAGTCAGTCGCCATCCAAGCCCGCGTCGTCTCATCGGCCTTCGTTGTGGCGGTGTCGACCATGAGCGGGATGAAGCGCTTGAGGCGCTGCCGCTCAGCGTCGGGCAGCGAGTCGTTCCAAGTCCTTCCGAAGGCGGCGATAGTAGGTGCGACGCACACCGGGTGGTCGTTGAAGTCGCGCCGCTGGACATAGGCCACGACCTCCAAGAGACATGCTCCGTCCTGCGGCGATGAGTGCCCGCCACTGGCAAGCTTGACCTTCGACAGCCAGCGCTTGAGCGCCGCGGGCCTCTGCGTCTTAGGGAGAGGCGGAAGCGGATTAGCGGTCGCCATCGCGGAACCTCGCTTCCAGCGGTCCGAGTCCCCGGTAGTCTTCCCAGCCGGGCGGCGTGTCAGTGATGCGCGCGACGAGCGTCTCGCCGTCCAACAGACCACGGCCGAGGCCGCTATCGGTGAGGCGGTGAATCTCGTCGGCGTTGACGATGGTGCGGATCGTCGCCTCGCGGTGGATAGCGTCGATCTCGGCGAGCCGCTCCTTGGCGTCCCATGCTCCCTGGTGGCAGCCGCAGTCGTCATCGGCGCAGGAGCCCGCCTCGTCGACGATGTCCTGCAGGCGCTGGCGTTCGGCGTCCATCATCGGAGCCGATGCACTTTCGTTGTGAGTCCGCGCAAAGCCCAGCGTCGAGCGCTTCGATAGGGCCAGCCATGTCTGGCAAGCCACCTGCTCAATGAGAGAGCTGTCCAGCGCATCCCACTGCCGATGTGCTCGTGGATGGTGTGCATCTATCGGACGGCCTGCTCGATGAGCCTCTGAAAGAGGCCCGGTGCGCCCTGCACGAAGGCGACGAGGGCGATGAGGCCGAGGAACATCAGGGTGCCGATGGCGAGGGCGAAGGGACTTGTGTATTTCACGTAGAATCTCCTTGCTGAGGCCCATCCCGTCTCTTCACGGAGCGAGGGGTGGGCCTTGGTGTTGTCAGGCGGCTGGCGGAGGGCTCACTACGGGCACGCGATCCACCGAGATTCCGTGCTTCCGCATCCATTTGTGCATCGTTTGCCTTGAGACGCCGTACTCCTGGGCGGTTCGGGTAACTGATCCCCCATTCCGTCGAAGGGCCTTGCTCAGCCCCTCCGGGCTTGGTTTCGTCACCAGATGGAGTGTCACGTCAGTCAGTCGGTGCCTCCTGCCTTCGCTGATACGCGCATCCTAACGCATAAGAGACACCTGTCAACACCTGAATCGCACAAGGGTGTTGACAGCAGGCACCACAGGGTTTACGGTTGTCGCCTTACACCTGTAACCTGTAGGCGATGATTGACCTTCCGACCCCAGAGGAGCGAAAGGCAGAGGCTCAACGACTCCTGGCCGGCCTCAATGGCGCGTGGGTCGCCGACCGCATGGAGCGCGACCGGAACACCATCGCCCTCTGGAAAAGCGGCAAGCGCATCCCCGATCTCGAGGACCTGCTGCGACTACCGCGCGCGACGAATCGGCCGCTCATTGCGCAGATGCAGGAGCGACTGGTGCGCTATATCCAGGGTGTCAGGACTTCGGCGGAAGAGGAGGTGCGAGCTGCCGACGAAGCCGTCGCAGAAGTGACTCGGCGACTAAGCGACGGAAGCGGAGAGGGTCAGACGGTGGATGACCTAGATACCGTAGAGCCATGATGAATGTCAGATCAATGAGAGGACCCAGGACGTCGGGTTGGGGCACATCGGCCTCCCTCCTAAGAGGCACGCGGAGCGGACGCAGCCGGGACACGCGGTGAGGTTAGGTGCGGTTGGGAAGGGTCCGCAACGCTTAGGTGAGGTTTAGCGGTGCCAGTGGGCACCGAGGAGGAGCCATGTGGCCGTTCAAGGGAAAGCCCAAACGAATCCTGGTGCGCCGTTATCGCGCGATGGGCGAAGGCAGCGCGCGCCGCAAGTTCCAGCGTGATGCCAACCGACTCGCAGAGCACGGGTACCGCCTGACTGGATCATCCGATAAGAGCCACAAATGGGCCTTGCAGCGGGGGGACATCTTCGCCACCTACGAACTCGCCTCACCGCCACGCCCTTGACTTCGGGAATCCGGCCCCGCGGACGTTGTGGTGGACGATGCTCGCCGACACCTTTGAGGAGGTCGCCGCCTCGCTGATCGTCGGAGCCTCCGTGGCTACGAGGACGAACGTGCCGACGCGAGTTGCCACGTCAGCCGTGGTCGGGGCGTCGGTCGCCGTTTTGAACGACCCGCGCTGCGCCGACTCGGCGGTATGAGGTGCCTCTGTACTGGTTCTGCCGAAGGTACCGATCCGCGCGACCGACACGGAGGTTGTCGGGGCATCAGTGGCCGTGCGACTCAGAGAACTCGAGGCCGGCCGAACCGCGGCGGTGAGGCAGATCCAGGCGGAACTGGTGCTGACCGTGAAGGTTCCGGGGTTTTCAGAAGCCGCGGTCAGTTCTCGGCGGGCGATCCCCATCGACGGAGCACTGCCGCCCGGCACATCGCTCGATGTGTTCGTATAACTGGCGGGGAACCCCGAGAACGATGGACTGGCGTCGGCTCCCGCGACAGCGAACCACAGCGTGTTCTCGGTGCCCCAGTTGTTGGGGTTGAGCGACGGGGGGTCCGGAGTCGTGCTGGTTCCGGATCCGGTGGCCTCGGGAACCGCGCCTGAGCTCGAGAAGTTACCGCCAGCGGTTCCGAGCGTTCCCTCCCAGCCCGTGATGCGGAAGACGCGCCACGCGCCCGTGACGGCCCCGGTGATCGAAAGAGTGAACGTCCCGGTCTCCGAACCGTCGGACTTCTTCTTGCCTATTCCCTGGAGGACGGGAGAATTGGTGCCGTAGTCGACCACCCAGCCTGCTGGCAGGGATGGCGTCTGGACGTCGTTGAGCGCGAAGAAGAGGAGGATCAGGTCGCCGTTGGCGAGGTTGGTCGGGTAGGTCAGGCTCCAGGAGGTCGAGGCTGAGGTGACCGTTCCGTTCTGGGTATCGGCATCGCTGACTTGCGGGAAGGCCACATCACAGCTCGTATGCGAAGGACGCGCCTTCGCCAACGGTGCCGTGGATGTACACCTTGTTCACATCGTCGATGCCGAAGGTCCAGTGCTCACCCGGCTGCAACTGGAAGCCGCCCGTCGTGTTGTTGGCATCCGCGGTCACGTTCGAGAGGCCGACGTAGAGGGTATGCGTGTTGCCGATCGTGGCGGTGACCGTAACGCGGTGACAGGGAGTAGAGGCAGATCGAAGCTGCGTGCGCGCCGGTCCGGCTGCAACGACTTGGTGTCCGGTGCCGGTCAGGATCGTGAAGTCGGTGACCAATTGCGGCGCGCTGTCGTCTCCCGCTCCGGTGACATTGATCGCGACGCCAGCGGCCTTCATGTACACCGTGCCGTCGGGACCGACGACCGGATCGATGGCCTGCGCCTGACCGTTGAGAAGACTGTTGGGGTTGGCCATGCCGCGCTCCTTATCCGGCCACCCAGCCGGTGCTGAATGGTCTCTCGTGGATACCGACCACGGCTAGAGTCTCATTTCCGGTGTCGTACATGAACTCCTGCGTCAGGATCCAGGCGTCATGCCCCGGTATGTCGAATTCATTGGCATCGTCGCCGAGCCAGTAGATCACGCCGTTACCTTCGACAGAATGGTCGACCGCCGTTCCACCTTGGGGTGATAGATGGTAGGTCCCTGTCGTTAGAGTGAAACCTTCCCCAGACGCGACCGTGAACAGCGGATCAATGTTGAGCACAGCCAAGGCAGCCGCATCGCCAGCCGTCGTCCCGGTCGTCACGTCACCGAGCTGGAAGACGCCAACCCGCGTCGCGTACAGGTCGTTGTGGAAGTCCAATGAGCAAGCGGTTGGAACAGCCCCGATCGAAACAACGAGCCATTCTCGGAACGGGGCGGATGTGGGTGCGATCTGCCACAAATTGATAGGCGTCACGCTGACCTGCTGGATTGAGCTATTCACGCCGTTGTAACCGACGCGGATGCCACTCGACAGCGTGAACCACTGCGGGTCACCGAAGTGGTTGACCGATGAGTTGTTCACGTAGTACGCGATTGGGTTCGTGACTCCGCCCGCACCGGGCACTACCGCGGTCGCCTCTCCGAAGATGGCAGCCATCACTGTGCTGGCGTAGTAGCGGTCAGGTGGTAGAACAGGCCGGTCGTGGCTCCTGTCACCAACGTGGCGGCAGTTCGCCCGTGAGTGTCGGTCACGCACGGCGTGTTGATGGGCGCCACCGAGCCCGTGCCCACCGTAGCATCGAACGAGTCGGTTACCGTCAGGCCCCAGATCACTGGTACTCCCGCCATCCGCACCGGCTTCTTGGAGTGGTCGACCATCTGCGAGTAGACCGTGTAACTGTGCGAGGGCAGGAGCACCGGGGAGACCAGGTGGACCACGTGCTCATGGGTTGGCAGCCGGGCGGTCGCCAAACGCTGCGCCGTGGTGCGGTACTTCTGACTGAAGCGCGGGATTGGGAAGTCACCGAACTCGAGGGTGTACTCGATGAAGTCGTTGCCTGGCTTCAGGCGTCCGGCGACCCGTTGAATTGGAAAGGAGTGGTTGTTCAGCCCATCGGGCAGGCGCGCATCGGTGATGGTCAGCATCTGTCCGCAGCGCCAGCCGTTGACCGCTTCAGTGGGAGAGCCAACCACGATACTGCCGCGCAGACGAGCCCGGCGGGCATAGTTGATGTAGCTGTGGCCGACCGCCTTACGGTCGTGGACCGTAACCGACTGGGCATCGACCAGCATCTGTCGGAAGACCGGGTTAGCGTGGAATCCGGTTCCGGCCCCACCACCTTCCCATCCCGTCCCCTGGAAGTACGTCGAACCGCTTGGATTCCGAATGAAGTCGGTGACTCCGGTGATGTACAGCTCCTGGGGCATGTAGCTGCTGTCGTAGTCGATCGTCAGATTCCGCCCGCCGATCACCGTCGACCCGTTGATCTGGGGGTGGACGTCGGTGATACGCGCTGGCGCCGTTCCGGCGAAGGGGATGGTCGGCGACAGCAGCGGGAGGCCGAAGCCGGCGATCAGGTCCCAGTCCTGAAACGCCATCCAGTGCACCTCATCATCAGGGTCGATCCAGCAGAAGATCGGGAATCCTCCGAGCGCGCGCATCTCGTCGAGGGCCGAGCGCAGCGTGGTGTTGGTCCACTGAAGTCGGGACTCGCCCGTCACCGGGTCGATCATCACCGAGGATGAAATCCAGTCGTGGACGAACGTTGAGGTACCGAAGGTGCCAGCCGATGGGTAGGGCGGCTTCTGAACGTAGACGTCGAAGAGATGCTGAACGGTGGCCGAATCGGTGGACAAACCATGAGCATCGGGATCGATGGGCGTGTAGGTCTGTCCGCCGTCGATCGTCACCCACGTGAAGCCATCGGCGGCGCCCACCAAGCGCGTGTCGAGCAGGCTGTTGAAGTCGGTTGCCGACAGCTTCCAGCGGCGCCACGGGAAGCCCGCGGGCAATCCCAACTGGCTTTGCATGACCTCGCCCTGGAAGAGGGTGATGCCGCCAGAAGTGGTGACGAGTCTCAGGATGTCTCGCCAACCGACGGTGACCGAGCCGCCCGTTGGCGTCGGAGGCTCGCTGCCGGGGACCGTGTTGGAAGCACCGAACTCTCGGATCGGATCATTGAGCCGGTCCTGGATGGTGCCGTGTGCCTGCCCCACGCCGTCGATGCGCTCTTCCCAGTCGATGTCCCATTGCGCGGCCTTGTCGCTGGTGGCAACCGGAGGCGTCAGCTCGAAGTCGTTGACGAAAACTCGGACCGGAACGCTCATGCGCCCGTCACCGGATTGGCGGACGCGAACCCAGAGCTGAAGTTGCTGGCGGAGCGGAACAGGATGCGCTCGACGAACTCCCCTATCTCGCGGTCGTCGAGGTGGACGTGGCTGTGGTGTTCCACGACCGTCAGGCCCCCGCCACCGCCCGCAGGCGTGATCGTCTCGCCGCCGTGGACCACGGCCCACATCGGGCCGCTGCCGGGGACGGTGCCGCCATGCTGGAACATGCCCGCCGTGGGGATCCCGCCCGTGGGCGCGATGGAAGGCGTGTAGGACGTGCTGCCTGCCCCGTGGTAGGCCGGGACCGTTGCTGGCGTGGCAGGAGGTCGCACCTGGCCTTTGGGCCCGTAGTTGGGAGATAGTCCGTTGAGAGCAGTATTGGCTGTGCCCGTGTTGCTGAACAACCAGCCGAAGAAGGAAGCAATTACTGCGGCAACGGTCTGAACGACGCTGATCAGAGCGTTGATGACGCCAGTCGCTTCAGCAACCGCTCCCGCGATTGCTGCGGCAATGATGTTCCACACATCGCCGATCGTCTTGCCTGTCGTGGTGGCGATGTTTGCGGCGGCCTGCCAGATACCGCCGATGAGCTTGAACGCACCATCGATGGTGTTCAGCAGGACAGTGGCGGCCACTCCGATGATCGGGAACACAAAGCGACCGATAGCGATGAGCAGTGGCGTGGCAATCTGGACGGCCTGCATGATGACCGCGAACGCGATGGCGATGACATGCGCCATAACCTGGACGACGGAGCTCACGGCGCCACCGACCTGGCTGACAACGGAGCTGATGGCCGGCCAATTGGTGCGTACCCAGCCCGCCACTGCATTGAAGGCGTCCCCGAGTGCGGGTAGAACATTGGCCCGCAGCCAGTTGAAGGCGTCACCGATGGCCGCACTGACCGTCCTGACGATTGTGGACACGGTGTCCCACGCGGGGCCAAACTTCGCCTGCATGTCGTTCGCCGCCTGACCGACTCCGCCCTGTCCTAAGGTCAGAGCCTGGAAGAGATCTCCCAAGAAGGCCATGACCGGGCTCACAACGCTGATAACCGTGCTGAAGGCACTGACAAGGGTTTTGGCAACCGTGTTGACAATCGCGCCAACCCCTGCGAACGGTCCCTCCAAGAACGTTTCAGAGGCAACGCCACCCGCGGTGAAGGCATCCTGAATCGCCCACTTGATTGTGGAAAATAGATCGACGATTGCACCGATGGCCGGGCCAATGGCCCCGATCACGTTCGACACGATGTCTCGCATCCCGAACCAGTTATTGATCCACGCATATCCCAGCGCCACGACAGCAGCGGCGATGAGACCGATGGGACTTAGGATCAGGGCGAGAACGGGACCGAGGATGAGCGTTGAGGCTGCCAGTGCCCCCACACCGGCGGCAATGAGCAGGATCTGAGCTGCCAGCCCCTGATTGGCAGCTGCCCACTGCGCGAAGCCGGTGAGGATCGGGCTCACCACTTGGATGGCTCTAGTGAGCGCTGGAATCAGCCCCAAGCCAACCGAGGTGACGACGGTACTAACTGCTGCGTTCAGGTCATCGAGGCGTTGAGCCGCGGTCGCGTTTGTCGCGTTCCAAGCCTCGCCGAAACTGCCCGCGCCTTCCTTGAGCGCGTCGTACTTGCCGTGCAGCTTATCGAGAGAGCCGATGAGGGTCATGATCACGCCAGAGGATCGTCCACCACCGAAGGCACCGGCCAATAGCTGACCCTGCTCTACGGCATCGAGACCGGCGTGCTGCATGTGACTGCGGAGATCCATGAGCGCGATCATCAGCCCGTTGGGCTTGCGCATGTCGTCCGCGAGCGACCGAGTGGTGAGTCCGATACTAGCGAGTTCCTTGGCGGCCTTCGTCGTTGGTGCGCCAAGCAGAGCGAAGGTCATGCGCAGCCGAGTCGCGGCGTCCTCAGCGGGCACACCCTGGTCGGTCAAAACCGCTAGAGCGGCACCGACATCGGTGATCGAGAGACCAAAGGTTTTGGCCGATGCCAAGACTCCGGAACTGAAGCTGGCTGCCAGGTCCTCCATCCGCATGTTGCCGGTTCCCACGATGGTGTTCAGGGTGGCCATCGTGGTAGCCATATCGGTCGTGCCCTTGATGCCTGAGTACTGCGCCGCGACAAGAGCATTGGTGACGGTCTCGAGGTCGGCGTGGCCGATCTGCGCGCCCATCGCCGCCACTCTCAGAATGTTCAGCGCCGCAGCACCGCGAAGGCCAGCAGACTCGACGTGATACAGGCCCTGGGCCAACATCTCGGGACTCAGACCGACCACGGGAGCCATCGCCAGCACTGCTCCGGTGAGGTTCTCGACTTCCTTCTGAGACGCGCCAGCTTGGGTATGGATGAGCTCCATCGCTGCTTGGAAGCTCGTGGCGCTCTTCAACGCTTCGATCCCAAACAGCGCCGTCCCGGCAGCGACCGCAGCACCAGCGATCCCCACGCCCTTCAGGGCTGCTGCCGCCGCGTTGGTGTGCGTCGTCGCAGCTGCGCTGAAGCCCTTGAGTTCCCCTTCACTCTTGACCAGTGCAGAACTCAGGGCCGCGTTGTTACCGGCCAGAATGACGAGCAGCTCGCCGACGATCGCCATCAGCCCTGCCTCGCGTTGTGCATGGCCGCCCAAGCGGCGATCTTGTCGCCTAACTCGTCAGGGGTCGGCTCAGGCTCCACGGCGCCCTCGATCTCGGCTTTGATCGTCCAGTAGGCGATCCATTCACCGAACTCATCGCCTTCTACCCGACGCTGCGCCTCCCGCACCGAGGTTCCCATCTGTTCGGCTAACCTGAACCAGAGGAACCGTTCTGGCCGCCTTTTAGGCCAGCCTGCAGCACCTCCACGTCACGCTGGGAGAGGTTGGACAAGCGCTGTGCCGCAGTGAAGACCCGCTCGAGCGCTGCCGCCGACTTGTCACCTAGGGCCAGCACGTCGGCATCGCCGAATAGCCTCGCGCCGTCCTCGCCAACCACGGACATCGACACCAGGCGGGCTCGCACGTTCTCAGTCTCTACGGCCTCGATCTCGACGGTGCCCTTCTCAGTGCGTCGGTAGCGGACCATCGAGCCTTCATAGCGGTCGCGCTCAGTGCCCGACAAGGCCCGAACGGTCACGGCTCCGCCCCACTCAGGAACGTCGACGACCTCCGTGTTCCGGTCGTCTGCGGCAAGGATCTCGTCTTTGGTCAGGAGTTTGGGTTGCTTCGTGGTCATGTTGACCTCCGTTCGGCGAGGGCACGCAGCCAGTGCTGCGCCTCCTCGATGTGAGTGATGGCTAGGCTGAGTTCCCTCGCTCCGTTGGTGCGGTTCAGTTCACGCAGGCGCGCGCAGACAGCCTCCAGCACGGCATCGGGCGTGTCTCCAGGTCCGCCCGGTCCAGACTGCCAGCGGATCAGGCTGTGGTTGCCGATAGAGGCCATGCTGGCCACCCAAGTGCTACGCGATCGTTACTGGGCCGGTGACGGCCAGCGTGATGTCCAGCGTCGCGGCCTTGGCGTGCGGGAACTTCGAGCCCCACTTCGTGACGCGCGCGCTGAACGCCACCTGGTGTGCGGCGTTGGGAGCCGGCGGATCGATGGTGAAGGCCTCGACACCGCGGTTCTGCAGCGCGGTCAGCATCGCCGTCTGGCTGCTATCGCCCGGAATGTAGTTGCAGGTGAAGGTCACGTCACCGCCATCGAGCAGTGTCGTAATCCACTCCCGGTAGAAGTTTGGCGAGCTCTGGTTGGTGACATCATCCTTCTCGGCCACCTGCTCCGGGCCGTTGATGTCGCGCACCTCGGCGATGAGCGTGCCGGCGTGCTTCAGAAGGAAGCCGGGTCCCGCCACAGCGTTGGACATGGGGTTTCTCCTCTCCTAACCGCTATGGAAGGGTGACGACGGCCAGCAGCACGTCGGCGTGGTTGACGTTGATGTTGAGGCCGGTGTTATCCCAGCCCGCCGTCTTGAACGGACCGAAGATCTTGATCTTGCCGATACCGATCGAGTACGACGTGATGTCCCCGGTGCGGTTGAAGGCGTCCACACTCGATCCGAAGGTGATCGTCTTGGCGGCCACGTTGATGTTGTGAGCAACGACGATCGTCTTGTTGTCAACGATGGGCGTCACGTTCCCGTTGCCGACATCGCCCGGAACCTCAGTGAGATCCGATCCGGGAGTGAGCGGCAGCACTGGGTATGACCCCGGGAGCGTCTGTGCGGCGATGTTGGTACGGGACATGGATTCTCCTTGCTAACTACTGACTGGCAGACCCGGCAGGTGCGAGGCCGACCACCACGTCGAGCGCACGCCAGTAGCGATGCGTGTCGTTTTCGTGGCCCTCGGACTGACTCGGCGGATATTCGATACGGCTGGACAGGAATGGGGTCCGGGACTGATCGCCGAAGAGGCCAGCCAGTGCCTTGGCGATCGGGATGAGGTCGGCGTAGACCAGAGAGAAGATGCGGAACCGCCAGCGCGGCGAGCGGTACTCGTAGCCTTCCTGGGTCACATCGGTCGGTTGCGAGACGAGGCCGTAGGTGACCGCCGGCAGGATCGGCGACAGCAGCGCACTGGTCACCGGATCCTTGACGCTGGGCGGCAGGACCAGCGGATAGATGCGGTCGCCGATGAGCAGCGTCAGGGCCGCGTCGCCAGTGACCGTGGAGTGGATGAGCTCGGGATCGGTCACAGCGCCCTCCCCACGTGCTCATGCACCGCGTCCAACACCTCTTCGTGGTGCTCATCGGCAGCCCTTGTCGCCGGGTAGTGAGCCGCCTGGCGGCTATCCCCGTACTCCAGGATGCCTCCGTAGGCCACGTCGGATACCACGCCGACCACTTCACCATCGGAGGTCACCCGAACAGAGTCGCGGTAATGGCCGGTCAGGATCAGATCATCGGCGATGATGTTGTTCACCCAGGCGTCCTTGATCCGGTCCGCGGCCTCCATGAGCCCGGACTTGGAGGCCTCGGAGATCCCTTCCCGATGTCTCTCGAGGTTCGCCAGCAGCTCGGTGAGTCCCAGCACGGTCACAGTGGGATCCTCCGTGCCTTGAGCTCCATGTGGTGGCCGGCGCCGCCCACGTCGGGATTGACGTAGACGACCTGGTATGCCTGCATGGGATCCACGTCGACGCGCTGGATCTTGTCGAGCTCGCGCACGCTGGTCCCGAACTCCAGGTAGATGCGGGTGTCGACTAGCTCCGGTCCCGCCCCAGCGCCTTCCGGCCACTTGGCGCTCATCTCCTGAATGAGACCGCGAGTCGGCGTCGCATCCACAAACTCATCAGTGGCCGCCTGCGAGTCTCCGATGGGCTGCCCCGTCTCATCGACGAAGAGCTGGCCTGTCGAGTCGGCCGTGGTGTCTGGTGCGGGATGCTTCACCAGCAGTTGGTGAACCAGCCGATCATGGAAGCTCATAGCAGGATGCCCACCATCGGCTTGAGCGACTCAAGGATGGATTCGCGCTGCTCGGCGTAGCCGTAACCGGGCCGAGACTCGTAACTCTCGCTCCATGTCCCGATGGTCTGTGAGGTGAGCCCGAACTTCGTGTTCACATCGAGCGAGATGAGTTGAACCGCCACTGAATCGCGCAGTGCCTCGTCATCGCGTGGCAGATAGGTCACGCTGACCTTGCCTCTCCACCACCGCGACGGATTGGTGCCCGTAGTGAGGCGACGCAGCGTCTGACCCGATGACCGCAACTCGAAGTCCGTGTCATCGAGCTCCACGCCGTCTTGGCCGGCCCACACAAACTCCAACACGTCGCTGATGACGTCCGCGGGCCGTGAGAGCATCAGTAGCTCCCCACGCGCGCTGAGGTACTCGGTTATCGGACCGCTGGGCTCCACACGCTGCTCGATGGCCTGATAGGCCGAGTCGAGCAGGCTCTGCAGGGCAGTATCACCCAACTGCGTGTCAAGCCGGAGTCGGAGATCAGCGACGGTCAGCATCAGAGGGCGTAGCTCGACGGCAACGTTGAGGTGTGCATGACGGTCAGGTCGTTGGTGCTGGTCGTGGCGACCTTCAGGTAGCCCGCCACGTCCACGTCGTACAAGTACAGGGTCCCTGCCGCCTGCGAGGCTGGGATGGTGGCGATAGTGCGCTGGCTGTCCGACAGGACGATGGTCGCCGCCACCGAGTTATTGAGGACAACGCCGTGCAGCACGCCCTGCGAGCCGAGGCAGAACGAGCCGGCTGCGCAGCCGACCACGATGGTGTCGTTGCCGCCAGCGATGACCCAGCCTGCTCCGACGACCGCAGTCACGGTGCGATAGAGCTTGGTGCTGGTCGCCGTCGAGTCAGCGACCGGAGTCATGACCTCGGACTGCACCGCGCCGGTCAGGTCCGTGCCAGTCACCGTGATGGTCCCGAGCGTGTCGGTGCCGGTCGCCACCGTCGTGTGCGTGATGGTGACCAAACAGCCGCCCTGCCACACCGGGCTGGGGTTGGCGACCGTGTAGGCGCCGACCTTCATGTTGGTCGACGTCACGAAGCGGTTGGTGACCGCCGCCGTGGTTGCTGCGATGTTGGTGTAGGTGTAGGCCATCAGGCTCCCCGCTTCTCACCAGGCGCTGCGGTGGCCTGCTCGACCTCGGGCTGGTTCCTGCGCGTGACGAGCGGACCGAAGCTGTCCGGCCACTTCTTGAGCGCCGGATCCTGAGCATCGACCACGGTGCCCTTGGCGATCTCCACGTCCTCTCCATCGAGAGAACCGTTGAGCGCGACGAGAGCCATGTAGAAGGCAGGTTTGTTGGCCATGTGCTTCCTCCTGATGTGGGGGCGGGTGAGGACTCCCGCCCCCACGGGGACCTATCTAACTAGGCTCAAGTCTTGTAGTCCAAGATGCGACCGGCATCGACGTTCAACGGTGCGGCGTGGTTGCGCCACATGGCGTAGATCGCCTGCTGGCCGGTGACCAGGTTGCCCTGTGAGGCGCCGAAGATGAACGGGATGAAGTTGATGTTCATCCCGACGCGATCGACGATCACGTAGGACTGCGGGTTGAAGAGCACCGCGATCGTGATATGGCTGGTCGCAGCCGTCGCGATCGAGGGTGCCTCGTTGACGGGGTAGCCAAGCAGCCGCAGGCCGGTGTTGCCGTCCGACTGGGTGACCGGGTTGCCGACCGCGGGGTACTGGCTGCCACCGAAGAGCTTGCCGCCCGTGGTCTCCAGCGACTGGAACTTGCGGAGGGTGGTCCGGTTCATGGCCCACACGGCGTTGAACCGATGTCGCACCGGAAGCGCCGCCTCAACGAGGTCCGCGTCGGCCGCCGCGAGGACAGTCGAGCCAGCCGTGTCGAGCTGGGTGTAGGCACCCGACGTGCCGTAGACCGGGCACACGCCGATGCAGGTGACCGTGGAGCCGACGCCGATGGCGAACGACGCCTCTTCCTCGTTGTCCTTGGCTTCCTGGATCAGGGTCGCCATCTCCGAGGACAGGTCCGTGCGGTCCTGGAACATTTCCATGGAGGCCGTGATCTGCGCCTGGACGCGGTGCACGATGTACTGCGGCTGGGCGAAGGTCGGTCCCTGCTCGATTGCAGGCGCCGCTTCTGTCGTCCGGGTCGCAGTGACCGCGGTCGCTGTCAGGGCGTTCCACGTGTCGGTCCCGACGATCGAGACCGTCCGGCACACGCGCCGGTAGAAGTTGATGGCTCCGGTGTGGACACCGATGGCGATCACGGTCGGGTCGAAGGCGAACGGAACGGTGAATCCACCAGTCCCATCAACGCCCACCGCCAGCGCCGTACCACGAAGCTCCTCAGGAGTCAGGGAGATCGTTCCCCGGCCCTTGATGATCTTCTCGAACGCTCGCCGGTAGAGCGGGCTGCCCGTGGCCTTGATGCGCCGCGCGAGTTGCTTATCCGCGGTGTCATCGTAGTCGAGCATCCGGGCGATCTTGTCCCGCGTCGCCTGCACGTCGGTGTGCGGGTTCGGGAACGTGGCGATCTCGACGGCGCGCATCGCGTCATCGCGGTACTCCTGGTTGCGCTGCTCGAGCGTCCCGGCGCGAGACTCAAAACTGTAGATGTCGGCTTCGGACTTGCGGTTGATCTGCTGAACGTGCGGGACTTCCCACGTGCGCTCTTCGTTCTTGCCGTTGCCCGCCATGCGCTCAAGGAGTGCCTTGCGGCCTTCGAGCTCGGCGATGCGCCGCCCGACCTCGGTGTGCTCCTCGGTCTTGGCAGCGAACACGCCGGCCACGTCGTCAGGAAACGGCAGGCCGTCGTACTCGGTGTTCAGGTCATCGAGCTCGTTCTTCAACGAGGCCTGATGGTTCCTGAGCTCTTCAACTGAGCGGAGCTTGTCTAGAGCTCCGAAACTTGGCTTCTCAGCCATTCAAGGTACTCCTCTCGCGTGCGGAACTTCGGGGTGATCGGGACTTCACTGGCCTGCGGAGTGTCCGAACGCGACGGCTCCGGAGGAGTGTCGGGCGGCGGCTCAACGGCCGGGGTTGCGGCTCCGGTGTCCACCGGAGTGCGGGCGACTTGGGCTGAACGCATCAGCGACTCGAACTGCTCCGGGTCACGGCTGCGCTTGTAGAAGACGTCGGTGGTGGAACGCACGCCGACCCCGGCGTTGGGGTTGGCCGGGAAGGTGACTGGGCCGAACTCATAGACGCGGGCCTCGGTGATGGTCCGCTCCGGGATGCCTTCGGGGTTGGAGTCCGAGGACTCTGGCTCGTAGTCCCACATGTCCTTCTCAACGCTGAAGCGGAAGGACGAGCCGTAGGCGCCAGCGGCAAGGCCGGGAGCCAGGTCGCGGTTGTAGGACGTGTCGAACAGCGGGACTTCGTAGGCCGGACCGATCTTGTCGGTGCGCAGCTCATCGATGTTGCCGAGCACCTTGTTGCCGATCTGCGGATCCTGGCCGTGGTCGTAGAGCACCTTCATCTGTGATCGGCTCTCCGCGATCGTCTTGTCGAAAGCGGTCTTGCCCACTCGCTCCTTGAAGCGCCCCTCCAGGAGCGAGTTGACCTCATACCAGTCACCGAAGGTCGAGAAGTGGCCGACCATCGTCGGCATCACGTTGCCATCGCTCCTGGTCTCGACCGGCATGGCCACGGCGCGCGTCACCGGGAAGGGCAGCCGCGCTGGCGGAAGATCTTTCATTCGGGATTCCCCTTCGGGCTCTGCGCTCGAATCAGACGGAAGCGAGTGCGTGTTGAAGAGGTGGCTGTAGCCGCACGCGGCGTTGCCGGCCTGCGATACGCGAGCGCGGGCATTCGCCAGGTGCGCCGGATCGACCTTGCCTGAAGCGTCGTGATGCGGGTAGTGGCGAAGGGACCGAGGAACGGTCTTACCCTCGGAGTCCTTTGTGCCGCCGGAGTCGATGCAGGCGAAGGCAGAGTCAGGTAGGTCATTGACGTACTGCGTGCTCCAGACGGCCCGTTCATCGGACATAAGAAGAGACCTCACATCACACGCTTAGGGCACGTGCGCGAAGGCCTCAGGATCCGGAACTGGAGACGAGCTCTCGGCCGGCAGTGTTCTGTTGTGTGACGTTGTACTACGCGGTGGCTATCCCGTCAAGGCGAGTGGGGTTGAATTCTCGGTTCCGCAGCGCGGACAGGTCGTCCTCCAGCCCGGAGGGGCAACGTCGGCAAGGTGTTTGTTGCACTTCTGACAGCGGCCAGGCATGCCCATCGTCAACTGAGGAACGGTCTCGAACATGGACGGGAAGGTGCGCATCAACGGATGATCGCCCAACACCTCAGTGCCGGCCCGAATCATCCCCACGCCCGCGAGTTGCCCGTCCACCGGCCAGAAGTCCTCGATGGCACGCCCGGGCAGGAGGTTGGCACCGGGAGCCTGCAACTGGACCGAGACAAGGCCGGTGTGGATGAGCCGAGAGAGGTCACCGGACGTGATGGCGTCGACGGCACTGACCGGCTCGAAACCATTGGTGATCGCCGAGTTGACGCTGCTCATCTGCGTCTGGATGGTGTCCGCGGCATCCTTGGTGTCCGCCCGCAGGAAGCCGATGTTGCGCTCGTCGTACCACAACCGCGCGGCGCTGTTGGGTGGCGGCAGGATCGACTCCAGCGAGCCCGCCATCTTGTGCCACAGCGGCCGCAGGGTCTTGTCGGCGACCAGCCTGGACGCCTGCTGGAAGTTGCCAGCGTTCAGCGAAGATCCTGTCAGGCCTTCGGAGAAGGGCACGATGACCGGATGCATCCCAGCGGCGGAGGCGATCCGTGTCTCAAAGCCTCCCTGGAGAGAGCGGAAGTCCATCTGCTGGAAGTTGGCACCGATCACCGTTGCCTCCGCTCCCCCGCCGAAGTACATGGAGCGGTAGGCGTTCATCACGCCACGATGCTCCTGCTCAAAGGCAGCGATCCACTCCTGAGCCTTCTCCACGGTCATCGAGGCCGGCAGGGTCACAGATAGGTTCGGAGTAGCGGCGTTACGGAAGAAGGCGAGCTTGTGGGCGGTCGCGGAGGTATCGGCCATCAGCTCGCGTAGGACCGGCGTCAGCCAGCTCATGCCGCGGTACTGCGCGATGGGGTCAGGCACCATCCAGAAGTGAGCGACCTCGTTCCGCAGGAAGACGCTCGGCTTCTCGTTGGACCACGGACCGTGCGGCTGGTAGACGTAGCCGACCACCTCGGCATCCGGATCCCAGGTGTCCATATCCTTGTTGGGTGAGCCGATGATGATCGTCACCCAGTCAGGGCGCAGACGCTTGATCCGGTCCCCGCGTCGCACGCCGTACCAGTTGCCGGCTAGGTCGAGATCCACGATCGCCCGCATCAGCAAGTCGGCAGTCGTCTTGCCCGGTTCGGGGTGTTCGAGGATGCGTAGATCAGCCGTTCCGAACAGGTTGCCCGGCTGACCGTTGCGCATCTGCTGCCACTGGAAGCGCGCCTCGCTGAACAGCGACATGCGAGCCAGCATGCAGGCGAACACCACGCCGTTGCCGGCATAGGCGCCTTCCACCAGGCTCACGAACTCGCCGGTGATCGCACTTTCCTTGTTGGGCTGCATAGTCGTGCTCAACATCGGCGTGCCGTCGAGCGTGAACATCTGCCAGTCGTACAGGGACATTCCGGTCGAGCGTTTGACGAACGGTCCGGCGACCGAGCGTGCCAGGACTTCGAGTGGGTTCATGGTCTGACCTCAATACCTAAGCCGATGAAGCCGAAGGCAGCGACGGCCAGTCCGGCCAGAATCACAGCACCCGGAGGGAAGATGAGCCCGACGCCGGCGACGACGATGGAGCCTCCTAGAAGAGTCAACGCGGTGTATAGGAGCCTGGTTCTCACACTCGCGCTCCATAGAGCACGAATGGCTCAGGCTCCGGTTCGACGAGCATGGTCTTGGCGGCCTCGAAGGCGAGCACATCGGCCACCGCGCCGTCGATCTGACGGCGGTCCTCGCCCTTGATGAGCACGTACATCGTTCGCCCATCCTCTTCGGAGTCAGCGAGGCGCACCTTCTTGAGTCGCGTGGCCTTGACGTGAGCGTTGGTCACCGGATCGTCGTCGTGGGTATGACTACCCTCGGCTAGCCCGGTGCGCCAGCGGTCGACGGCCGGCGCGAACTTGCGGGCCTGGTTGGTGTCCAACGCCTGCACGATCTCGTCACCGGCCGAATCCTTGCCGTACAGCGCCTGCCAGCTCTCGAGCTCCGACTGCCACTTCGGAGGATCGGCTAGGAAGCGGCCCACCTTCCAGGTAGCGAACGCCTTGGCGACGGCTTCGTGGACCTCGGTCCTTGGAACATGCCAGTCGTCCGGAGCGTCGTGGGGTCGCACCCAAGCACCGATCAGGAAGCTGTAGCCATCCACCGTGCAACCTCGGAGCACCGTGGCGTCGCGGGAAATCGAACCGTCGAAGCCGAGCCCGATCGGTGTATTGGCTGGAACGTCCTGCGGCAGCTCGCGCTCATCCCATAGTCTCGGGTCGACAGCTTGGGCTACGCCGGCCGTGCGAACGTTGAAGTAGAAGCGCAAGGCGTCGTCCCACGGCGTGGCCGGATCGGCGATCTCGGCCAGGATGCGGTCGAACTTGTCGACCATCCAGAAGGCATCGCGGTAGACCTCATGCAGCGACACGCGCAGCTTGTCCTCAGGCCAGTCCAGCGAGGGTTCGATCGAGGGCCGGTTGGCATAGTGCAGGACGCCCGGCTCAGCGATGGTCGAGACGTCGGACTCCTCGGCCACCGAGCGCTCGCCAAGGATCGGGGCGTTGGTCGTCTCAAACGTGCGGCCGCCCATCTTGGCAGCGTTGCGGCGTAGCGTCCGGGCCAGCTTCCCTCCGCCATTCCTCGAGGTCCACAAGTGCGTCTCATCGAGCACGGCGAATGTCAGGCGCTGCCCTTCACGAGATCCGGCGGCGGCGGTCACCGGCTCGAGCCGACCGGGCTTGCCTCGCAGATAGAGGCGCGTGCGGCCCTGGTCGATACCCAACGCGATGGCAGCGCGATGGTTGTTGGCGACAAGCATCTCGAAGAGCGCCGAGTAGGTGTTGTCGGTCTGGTCCTCGGACACCGCCGCGATTTGGATCCACGGCGCCGGCCGGTCCCCTGTCCCCCACGCGACTCCGACCGGCTCGCCCTCGGCGTCCCAGCCGTCGAAGCACACCGGCCCCACGAACTCCTCGATCGCCAGCGCTCCGGCCCACGGGCTCTTGCCCCAGCCCTTCGCCTCTTCAGCGCGACCGCGGCGGTACAGGAAGTCTCCGGTGTCGGGGTCGAGTTCATACCAGCGCAGGATCCGTCGCGCTTGCTCGTCGGTGAACACCAGCGGCTGCGTCTCATCGGCGGGCGACGGGAGATAGGTCGAGGCGTGAGAGAGGACGCCCCAGCCCAGCGTGGGGAAGTCCTGCGCGTGCCGTGGTCCGTGCCAAGACTTCACTTCACGGCCTTGAGATGCGCGTAGCGGTCGACGACAGGCGTGACCGACGCGCCGGTCTGCTCTTCGGCCTTGGGCGCGGCCCATCTGCGGTCCTGCTGGCCCTTCGGCGTGAGTCCGTAGGTGTCCATCATCAGCCGCATCTCGGTATGACGCTGGAACTCACCGCGCTCCACCTGGTCCCAAAGCCGGATGAGCTGCCGGAGACCCGGAAGGTCGGTCGGCGTCCAGTGCGCGGCGATCCACGAGGTCATCCACGTCTGCCAGGCGGTCCTCGAGGCCTCCATCAGCCCATCGGGGAGCTCAGGCACGGCTCCGAACTGCCATCCGACGCCCGGCGACGACTGCCATTCGCCGCGGATCGGCACGTCAGCGAGGTTGCGGCGCTGTTCCTTCGGCACACGGCCTCTTCCAGCCATTCAGCGGCTCCAGAGTCCGACACAAGGCTTGCGAGG